CAATAGTAGGGTTAGCATCTGTAAGCTGCCAAGGATAGGTAGCATCAGTTTGTGCAATTACGTCCCATTCTTTAGTTGTGACATTCCAAAAGGAAACTTGAACTTCTGATTTAAAAAGGTAAGGGAAGTCAAAAGAGAACTGAGTCTTTACTCCATTACCTGCTTGAATTGTTTGTACGTCAGCACAAGACATGATTGTTACTTACGAATAGAAAGAGCAGGGTTAAGTGTTTCACCAGCAATATTAGCTTCTTCGATCATATCACGTTCAATTTGACGTGCTTCAATTTGACCGAACATTTCAGCACTCATCTCAGCATAAGCTAGTTCTTCTGCAGCACGTCGTGCATCAGAAAGCCTTGCATAAAGATCATGCCATTTTTTAATTGATACTTCATCAGACTTCAAACCACGCAGACGTGCTTCACGTAGTTTAGCAATGCTATCCCAGTTACCAGCATCACTCATGATGTTACGAATTTCTTCTTTGAAGAAACCACGTGTACCCATCAAACGGAACAACTCAGAACGTTCAGCTGCTTTAAGTTTGACACCATCTTTAGTACGGAAGGTAGTGTTAATATCAAACTCCATCTCTTGAAGGAAACGTTCCTCTGAAGATTGCTCAGCATGAACTTTAATCGGACTATAAGCATTCCAGACACGTTGCAATAGACCATAGCCATTAGCCTTCTCACCAGTCACCGGGCTATAAATATAGGGGTGACGGTTAGACATATCTAGATAGCTATTACGGTTACCAAGCAACGAGAGAAAGTCATTATCTACTTCACGGAGACCTTCACTAAAGATACGAGACCATTCAGCACGTTGTCCTGCTAGGGGACCAAGACTATTAGTAAAGCCAGCAGCCCAACGAGTCAAAGCACCTTCGTTACCACTAACGATATCAAGCAATGGTTTGATAGTAGAAAGAGCGGTACGATCAGTAATGGATGCACCAATAATAAAAGCTGTCTTCTCAAAGAGACGTTCAACAGCCGCTTCACCAAGCATATCAAAGTTATCAGAGATGTTAGCAACAAGTGCTATAGCATCAGCAAGCGGACCCATTGCTTCGTAGGAATACCACTTACCATCAGCACCTTTGATGCTACGAGGTTTCCAGTTAGAGTTCTTCTCCCGAGCACGTTGGATCTCTTTATCGTAGATACCATCACCAGTAATACGATCATTTAAAACAAGACCAATAGCTCCTGTTACAGCTGCAGCACCGAGAGCTTTACGTCCCCTTGTGGTGTACTTAAGATCAGCAAGTTTGTTTTGCTTAGCAATAGTATCAAGGTTCTCTACATCAATGTTACGTGCACGAAGCAATTCATCGACACGTGCTTCATCAGCAAAGAGATCTTGTAGTTTAACGTAGGCTAATTCATTAACATCACGTTGGAAAGGCATCCACGGTCCATACTTACCACTCATTTCAATGAGGTTCATACCAGTGGTAGGGAACATCATAAATGGACGGAGACCAGGAACCATATTGACTAGTGCTGACATACCTTTAGAAAGGTTACTATCAATGTTAAGTGCCATCTCATCAGTAGCATACTTAACAGCTTCGTCTTTAAGTAGACCATCAGCGCCAAACATCTCACCATAGTACTTATCAGCAATAGGTTTGACGTTTTCTTTAGTCACTTCCTTACCAGCTGACACAAGTTCATCCATAGCACGAAAACGTGCCTCAGCTGCTGCATTAAATGCTCCAGTAAGACCATCAGTTGCAGTCATGCCATTAACACCAAACCGCAATACTGGATCCTTACCAAGATCATTCAGCATCTCTATTTGATTAACCACGTATTGAAGACCATAATTACCCTCTTGTGCCTGACGTTGTGCAGACATCTTAAGGAATTCAAGCTCCCGTTCTTGTGAAAGGAGAAGGTCAATACGTGTACCAGATCGTACAGAGTTAGGTTCCTTAGATGCACGCATGAAGACATCACCAGCATAAGGTAATGCTTTCTTCAACGTATCACCGATGGAGCTATAAGCAATCCAACCACGTTGCATAGCTTTAATATCCCCAGCCATTGCAGCACCTGCAAAGTGAGCGATAGGTTGAGAGATGATACCACCAAAGTTACCTACAAGAGCTTCAATAGGTGTCTTAAATGCAGACAGCATGTTATTGAAGATGTTAGACCATACACCAGCAATTAGCTTGTTCTGTACATCTGGGTTAAGGTTAATGATACCTTTACCTAGGTCAAGCGTCATTCCATGGATCCACTTATTCATCTTAACAATGGTATCAATATCACCATCGGTAATTTCATAAGCAAACAAAAACTCATCCATCAAACGAGGTTGATTGAAAGAGATCTGCCTTAGGGTATCAGCAAAGCGTTGAGAATCTTTAAAGATACTTTGTGCTACATCACCAGCCCCTTCAATAGTAGCCAGGTTGTAACCTTCAATGTTACGGAAACCATTCTGAACAAGTTGAATCAGGTTAGCCTTACGGTTCTTGTAGTATTTAGCAGAACCAGACAATTGAGTAACGTACTGCATCAAGTCAATAACTTTCTCTTGAGCAGCTTCAACAGCGGAAGTACCTTCCATCAGACGTGCACCTTCTGCAAGGTCAGAGATACGTCCAGACAGAGAACCAGCAAGTAATGCTTGAGCACGACCAACATCCATACTGGTGAGTTCAGTACCAAAGCCACGCAATGCACGTGCAGCCATAGCGAAGCCTTCCTCAACCATTACTTCACGTCCATCTTCACTACGAATAATGAAGGGTTCAAGAACTTGACGTACTTCTCCTTTACTCATCCGAGGATCAAACAATTGAATTGCTAGATCTTCGTTAGCATCCATTACATCATCAAAGGTGACTTTCCAACCATCACCTTCCATACCAATACGACCAGCTTGTTGTAATTGATCAGCAAGACCAAGAACAATATCTTGAGCATTATCACCACTCTTCAGTGCATACTTAAGAGCAGGTTCAGAGATCATGTTACCAAGACGACCGTAGACAGTATCTAGGTTCTTAGCAATTCGTGCTTGGTCAATAGCAGCACCGACAACACCAAAGTCATCTACAGTACGAACACCCAATTCGGTGTAGTCAAAGAGATCATGGATACCTTTAAGTGGTACATCCATATTGGGGTTCTCGGACATGTTGTAGTAACCAAGCTCATCCAACGCTTCCTCTTGTTTGATAGCAGATGCAGTGATAACATCTTCAGGATCCATTGAAGAAGGTTTAGGAGCATTAGCTTCAAGCCATGCTTTAGCTTGAGGGGTTTCACCAACAAGACGATTGGATTTACGAAGAGATCTGGCTGCATCAACCATAGCCCCAGTGAACTTAACGACACCCTCAGCAACACTGGTGAAGGCGCCCATACCGAGGTCTTCATAGATGTTCTTCTTACGCTTAAGGTCCGGGGGATCATCTTTAAGTGTAGCTAGTGAATCAGGAATGAAATCCCAAGTCTCTGGAAAGTTCTGTTTTAATGAACCTGTAAGGTTATCCTCTTCATACTCACTGCTAACAGCCCCAACTGCAACACCAGCACCAAGTTCAATACCTAGACCACTAGCTGCTTTAACAAAAGCATTATTACCAAGAGACCAGCCAACACGTGAATGTGCTGCAGTACCACCTTTAATACCAAGTTTAGAAAGGATAATAGTAGGTGCTACAACGGATGCAATCTCTCGAAGTGCTTGGAGGTGTTTAGTTTGAAATTCAGGTGGTTTAGGTACATTAACACCAGGAAGTTTATTGATAAGGTCAACACCAAAATCAACAAGACCAGCTGGTACTGAAAGACCACCTTCTACTACTTGTCTAGCAGCATCACCAATGTCAAAACCTGGATCAAAAGGAGTTTGTTGCTCACCTGCCGTAGCAGGTTGAGAGGGTTGAGCTTGTCCAGGTTGTCCCCCCGTAGGGGTAGTTGTTCCAGCCATTGCAGCAGCTTGAGCGGCGACTTGTTCAGACTGCCGCTCTTGTTCTAGCTGTGCTTGAAACTCAGGAGAGAGTTCCATTTCACCTGGATCAACCCTGAACATCTCTGTAGGATCGTATTCCATAGTTTAATTAATTAAGATCGTAGTTGACTAGCGATTCGACGACGAAGAGAGTCGTAATTCCTATAAGGCGTCATATCTTTACTTCCTTGTGGAGCAGGACGTAGAAAGTCGATAGAAGCGATAGTTCCATCTGCACTCACAACCCTACCAGTACCACCTTGCTGTCCGATGATTTGACCAAGCCTTACTGTTTGACCAGGGTTAAGGTTAGGTTTAGAAGCTAAGTGAGAATAGAGAATATCAACTTTTTCATTAGTTTCTGGATCAATAGATTCGATAACAACATAGTTACCATAACCTTTTCCTTGCCCACCTTGGAAGCTGATATCTTTTACGACACCAGGCAATACAGCTGGAAATTTTTTATCTTCAAAGAAAACGTCAATACCAGGCTGTCCGGTATCAAAAGTAATGGAAGATACTTGAGGAGAGAATGTACGAAGAGCACGTTCAGGAATCATCATCATTCGTGAAGATTGCAGTTGAGAGCCATCACGCATCAGTGCGGGGTTGTTAAGTACTCCAGAACTAGCACCACCGTACTTATACAAAGCCTTAGTGAACTTCTTACCGTGGTTAACCATCTCAGTCTTCTTACGACCATCAGGCATCTCACCACGTACATAAGCATCATAGTTACCAGGACCAGCATTATATGCCATAGCAGCAGCTACTGGATCACCGTACCTATCAAGCATTTGCTTGTAATACTGAGCACCGTAGTTAATGTTAGCTTGGGGGTTCTTCCAATCATTCTGTGCAAAGAAGTTGGGATGAGCAGCTTTATTGATTTGCATCACACCAAAGGAAGAACCATTATAGCTAACACTATTAGTGTTGTGTGTGCTTTCAATTTCACCCAATGCTGCAATAAATGCAGGATTTACACCAGTTGCTTCACCAGCTTGTTGATACATAACACCAAGTCCATTAGGAACAACTGTTGGGTTAAACATATTAGTTGAACCAAGACCACGTGTAGAACGTTCAGGACTAGGTGTTTTATAAAGAAGACGTTGGAAAGCAGGGCTTACTGTTTGACCAGTAGTCTGTAGAGATGGGGGTGGTTGAAGGGGAGGAAGACCAAGTGCTTGGAATTGACGGTTAATGATCACCATTGGATCCAAACCATTAGACATACCAGAAACAGCTAGGACATCTTGAGGGATAGTGAACCCAGGTTTACCATAGTTCTTTGCAATGATAGGCGCTTCTTCAGCGGTAATGATTGTATTCTTTGTATCAATTGTTTGCTGAAGACCGTTGGTAGTAATGTTATTCTTAAGTTCAGTGAACCTACGGTTAGCACGTTCAAGAGCAGTCAGACTACCTTTATTAAGATTAGGGAACTGTGCAGAACCACCTGGGGAATCAGCCTTACGGAACCACTGACTGTTAGGGTCACGAGCACCTGCTTTAACTTCTGCATCCAAAGCTTGACCAATAGTAGTAGCAGCTTGGTTAAAGTTCATACCACCTGCTACAGCTTGGTCTACACGTTTACGATATTCAGCTTGCATCCGTTCTTGAAGGAAGACACTAGAAGGTGTGTTTGGTTTGTTCGTACCAAAGGAGGTAACACCATTAGCAGTAGATTTAAACGCTTCGGCAGTCTCCTTATAAATACCAGAGTTATATCGTGCTTCCTGTGCTTGATAGCGTTGTTGCAAAGCACGTGCAGCAGTAGGATCCAAGGCAGCAGCAGCAGCTACAGCCTCTTGAGTAATGAGACCATCAGGAATAGCCTCTAGTTTCTTAATAGCTTCAATCTTTTGGATTGCTTCAGTAGTATAAGAAGCTTGAAATTTAAGGATTTCAGGAGGTACTTTACCATAAGTTTTACGGAAGTAATCAACCGCTGCATTAGCATTAGCTTCAGTTGGATCTTCTGTAAGACCACCAAGGATACGATCAGAATCTTTAGTGAACGTGATATCATCAATAGTAAGTTCACGTCGATCGTATTCAATCTGGGACTTAACCCTAGCCTCTTGCATAGATGTCCAACGATTTGGCCATTCTTCTGCAAAGGTACGTCCATTACCGCGAACATCTAGACCCTTAAGCTCCTCCATGGAGTACCTAAAGTTTCCATCCTGATCACGTTCAATAGCAAAGCTTTCAAACTTATCAAGTGCTCCAGCATAACCAAGGTGAGGTAGAGCTGCTAACTGACGGAAACCCGTAGGACCATACGTAGCTAAACCATCAACGTTGTTACGAATTGTATTGAGAATTAGCTCTTCATTTTGTAAGTTGATATCCTCCCGTTGCAACTTAGAAGCTTGTGCTTGTTGTGAAAGAAGGTATTGATTAGCTTCCTTCAAACCAGGCATCAAGAATTGATCATCAAGACCAACCAAGTTAGCTTTTTGAAGAAGTGTCCTCAACGCAAACGTACCGGCAATACCCATAAGTTCTGGGTTGCGTCTCGCTTGAGAGATATCTACTGTCTGCCCTTTATAAGGGACAGTAATTCCTGAATTCAATACCGCTTCAAGTGCTAAAGAGTATTGATTACTGAGGATAAAGGTAGCATTACCTTTATTAGAGAAGTGTGTAAGAGCAGGGTTGCTAATTCTTGCTTTAGCACTAGACAAAGGGTCAGCGCCTAATGCTTCTTGTTGTGCTATAGTGCTGCTATAAATCTCACCACTTTGTAGTAGTTTGATTTCATTATCTTTGTACCAAGTCTCTTTTACATAGTCAGGGTTTACAGCAGCAGAGATATAAGACGCGTAGAAATCACGCTTCTCATTTTCTACCTTAATTTCTGCGGTAGCTTGGGCTGCTGTTTGACTTAGACCAGAAAGACTACCAAAGATTTGTTGTGCAGCTTCTCGATTAATTTTAGCTTGATTTTGAGCTGTTTGAGCTTCAAGTTGTTTTTCAAGCTGCTCAGCTTTTAGATTTTGTTGTTCAATCTCAAAGTTACGTTGCTGCTGACGTTGCTGATATTCAGCATTCTCCCGCATAGCTTGGAGATTAGCCATACCTTGCTCAAGCTCAGCACGTCGATTCCTCTCCATGTTATCGACAATACGAGCTGTCTCTTCTCGCATCCGAGTAATCTCAGCTGTACTGATTTCAAGAGGACGGAAGGTTGAGTCAGGTCTTGTCGGGTTATGTGTTAGTCGTGCCATTACGGTTTACCTTGGAGGGAATGAAGTTGCAGTAATTGAACTTGTGTCAAACGGTTTGTTTAGGATATTTCCTAAAGTATTCTGACCTTGAGTCTTGTAAAGATCTGTGTAAGCAGAAATACCAGAACTAATACCACTAGCAACACCACTAACCAACGGTCCCCATACACTTTGTTGGGCAGGTTGTGCAACAGCCCCAGCTTTATACCTTGGAGGTTTCACAAAGATACGTTCAGGTGCCAATGTTGGGGCAGGTGCATAAGGTAGTGCTTCAGGTTTGATCATTAAGTTAGCTGCTGCATTCAAATCAGCACCATACTTCTGAAGACTAATCTGTTGCATATTACGTTCAGATTGAGCAACAGCACTAGCAATATCAGCATCCAAGACACGCATGTTAAACTGAGCATCAGCGATAGCACTCATTGCAGTGTTATCAAGGCTTTCAATTTGGACCTCAAGTTTCTTCTCAAGGATAGAAGTTTCAAGACCAAGTTCAGCTAGTTGCAATGCTGCCTGACGTTGCTTACCAGACAAAGCAGAAGAGAGTTCAGACATACCACGGTAGAATCCAGCCATAGTAGCTTGAGCACCTTTACGTGCTGAACCACCAGCTTGACGTAGTTCGTTCTTACCTTGTTCTTGTAGGGTTTCAACTAAAGCACTTTGCTTCTTAAAGTCAGTTTGTTGAGTAAACTCCTTAAGGTTCTCTTGAATAGCTGTGCTGCCAATAATACCTTTATTGATGACACTTTGCATCTCAAGGTCAGTTGTCCTACGGTTTAATGCAACCTCAGTCAACGCCTTTTGAAGACCCATGATTTGATCTTCACGTGCAAAAGCTTGTTGAGTGAAGAGTCCAGCAAGAGCAGCACTTTCGTTGGCATACGATATATCAGCAGCAAGATCGTTAAAGTTTAACTGTTGCTCATAGATTCCGACAGACTTAGCGTATTGACGCATTGCCTGCTGATACTCGAAATCTTGGATTTGCTTACCATATTCCCAGTTTTGTACAGCAATTTGGTACTGGTAATCCCTTTGAGCATAGTAATCTTCTCTCTCCGCTTTAAATAATTCTTTGTTGTATTTATTAGAGATTTTAGTGTTCTCTTTAGCTAAAGCTTGGGCTTTCTCAGCAGCTCTTTTAGCGGCATCATTCTCTTTTTGAGCTTGACTTGCACCGAAGAGACCTTGTCCGATACTGAGTACACCAGAAATTACTGCACCAGTGATAGGATCTATTGCCATCTTCAAACCCTCCTATAAAGACGTGGTGAATAGTTACCTTCCCACATCATTGATACCAACGATACAGGATATGGAAAATTACTTGTCACTTTTAATTCAAAATTAGTATTACGTTGGTGGACAGGGATGGTAAAGACACGTTCAGGTTTGACTGGATTACTATCCGATGAATAATAGTCAGCATCTGCTACGTGTTGTATATCACGCCATTCACTAGATCCTGTAGGTTTTACTTGGAAGCGAATAGCACCTGTTCTACCTACAGAGAATTTAACTCTTGAAATCGTTAACGTAGCAG